GTTCTGATTGGGTGGATTTATTCAGATATAGGGTAAAAAACACTGAATAAAAAATGAGACACCTATAGACAGATAGGGTAAAACACCCAATCAGAACAATCCACCCAATCTTCAACCTGAGATTCATACAAAATTGGTGCGAAAATCTGCAAACTGGGGTATTGATTTTTTGTCGAGCAGGCATTATAATCATTATTGAAGAAAACGGTAACGATAGACAAGGAGGACGAAGATGGAGACGAAAGAGTGGACACTGTTGAGGGAGGGTTGGATGTCCGGAGCGAAGGGACAGGTGTACGTCAGCGAAGACAAATCGAAGTACCGGATCGACTGGGACAACGGAGAGAGTGAGGAGGTTGATTTCATTACAGGGATCCGGATCTGCATAGCGATGGACGATGAGGTAGCAGAGCAATTCAGCAGCTATGCAGAAGCGACTGGGTTGGGAACCTTTGACCCCTGGGAGGTTGTCATCACCCACCGAGGGACAGTTGTCGGAGTGAGAAACGATGACGGCTCGGTAACTCTGATCGCAACCGTCCGCGTATCCTCCAGTGGTTACGAGTTCGAACCCATCCACTGAAAGACACACCCCACGGGGAGAGAAGGTGAAGGTGGTCCACCCACATCACCTTCTCCTTTTTAGTCATCGACATCGACACCGGTTGTTTGTTTCGATCCACACCCCTCTCCCCAATCTGCAGGAGGTTTGCAAAATGCTGCAAATTGGGGTATTGATTTTTTGTCGAGCAGGCATTATAATCATTATTGAAGAAAACGGTAACGATAGACAAGGAGGACGAAGATGGAGACGAAAGAGTGGACGTTCCTGAGAGAAGGGTGGGTCATCGGAGGGTACGCAGTCGTATACGTAGACGAAACGAAGTCGAATTACCGGATCGTCTGGTACAACGGGGAAGAAGAGATTGTCGACCACATCACCGGAATTCGAATCTGCATAGCAATGGACGATGAGTTAGCACACCAGTTCGTCGACTATGCAGAGATGGTTGGGCTGGGAACCTTCGACCCCTATCAAATCGGTACCATCGACCACGGTACGATCGTTGGGATCAAAGACGACGACGGTACGGTAAATCCGCTTGCAATCGTCCACGTCTCACTCGGCGGGTACGAGTTCGACCTTCTCATCTAAGAGCCACAACCCACGGGAGAGGGGCAGCCCCGCCCCTCCCGTGTCCCCACGAGAGGATACCTGAAGTCTGCTGTTCTGCCACTACCTTGGATAGGGGAGACTAGCAGACTTCACCGCAACCCCACGGGGGCGAAGGGCGGAGAGGGCGAAGGCGGTCCATCACCCTCACCCTCTCTCCCTTTTAGTCGTCGACGTCACCGAAGAGTTGTAGGAGAGTTGACGGGATCTCCTCGATGGGGACGTCGGCAACGACATCCCACTCTGTAATCACCGTCCAATTCCCCGTCTCCTCTGCGTTGAGGAGATACCGGGGAGGGGTTTTGATGTGGAGTGGGTAGAGGTTTTGGAGTTCCAACCCTATTTTTTGGAAGAGCTCCAAGTACCGATCAGTCAGGAATCGGATCTCTTCCATTGTGGGGGCCGTGATATGGTCGAACCGGACTCCGTACCCCTGCACCGTCATCGTCCAGCCCAGTGCTCGGTGGTAGGAAATGTCGATCTGGATCTTCATCGTTCTCACCTCCTTTCTTCAATTTGATTATAATGCCTGCTCGACAAAAAATCAATACCCCAATTTGCAGATTTTTTGCGACAATTTCAGGTGCAAAATCGGTGCAAAATTCTGCAAATTGGGGTATTGATTTTTTGTCGAGCAGGCATTATAATCAATATTGAAGAAAACAGGATGAGGACAGAACGGAGGACGAAGATGGACAAGATGAAGGATTACCGAGAAGCAGACCCGGTGCTGGCAGCGGTGGTAGTGTTTATCCGCAGTGCACTGAAGGACATTGGCCCCACCGGCCCCGGAGCAGCACAACTCAGGGCGGCCCTGGGCTACTACGAAACGTACCTCAATTGTATTGAGACCCCGGAGGACACGGGGGAGGGGGAGGGAGACGAGGAGTAGTCAGGGAGGGAGGGGGCTAGCCTCAACCCTCTCCCTTCCGCTGTGTGATGATGATCTGCGGGTCTCTCTTCTGTATCTGCTGGTTGATGAAGCTCTCGACCAACGACGGATCACGCTCGGGAGTGGGCTCGACCCCCGTGGGAACGAGGACCCACCGATCCGTCCCGATGTACTTGCCCCCGTGTGTCACCCGCACCCCACAGAGGACGAGATCTCGAAACCGTGCTATCTGGTTCGACAGACGACGAGGTGTCCACTCGTCCCGTGACGGGAGGGACACGTTCGCAAGGTCGACCAAGTCACGGACAAACACGGGGGAAGACCCGAACCGGTGCCACCAGAGAAGGATGAAGGTTCGAGGAGAGTCAACGTCTGTTGATTCAGGCAGTCCCTCGAGGAAGCCCGAAAAGCCGATCCCCGTAACGATCCTCCCCATGAGAGCTGACCACCGCTCAAACGACCCCAGACGGTGGGTCGTAGGGGGAGCATGGAGCCCGTGCATTGCCAGTATGCATACTGCCCGGACGACCCTTTCCCGGTTCTCTCGGACGTACTCAAGGATGTCGGGGTGGACGAAGTTCGTCCGTCGGCTGGGGTTCTCTACGTTCGCCACCAGGCGAATCGGGACGATCCGACGGGACATGTCAGCATGGATGATGCTGTTGTTCCCCGTCCCCACCCACGTGTCGGGGGGATGGACAATCACCGATGACGACGATCCCAAAACCCGGGATTCGAACCCTGGGCCCGTGATTGCTGCTGAGAGACTGGGAATGTCGGGCATCCGGATCACATTATCGAAGAAGACTACCCTACGGTCTCGAACGAGTTTCGATGTGAGATACTTGACCATCTCGACCTCGTCCTCCGGGAACGGGTTCGTTAGAGGCTCCCGCCCGAGAGACGGGTAGAGGAGGACCTTCCCCAGGAGTGTCTTCCCCGTCCCCTGGACCGGGGCCACGATGAAGTACATCGGTGTCGACCCCGAAATCAACGGACGGACGAACGGTTGGATCAGGAGGGAGACTGCATGGGCACGGGCAGCCTCTCCATCGAAGGGAAAGTCAACCAAGAGGTCGTCGATGACCCGACGGGCTTCTTCGACGTCTCCCTCGCCAATCTTCGGGTCCCAATCCGTAGTCAAATACGTCCGACTCTCCCGGTGGTACCCCTTCTGGGTGAGTAGACGGTACTCGCCATCTTCCCCCTGGACGATGACGGGGTGGTTGACGACCCTGTCAATCAGGGGTACCCACTTCCGTCTCCCCGGGAGTGACGAGTCGGCCAGCAGCTTGCTGGTCAGGTTGGCCGGGGGCTGGCACGGGATTCGAGTATCCGTCTGCCGGTAGAATTCGATCTTGGACGTCAAGATGTTGTGGAGTCGGACGTCATCGATGGGGGCAAGGACGAGGTCTCCTCGAACCTCTTCAACCCGAACGAGGAGCCCAGCGTGTTGAAAGACTTCGGGGGGAGAGTTCGTCTGCTCAAGGATCTCCCAACACCTGAGGAGGAGCTGATGGATGTCCCCTCCCACGTCTAGGGGGATTTTCGACGTATTCGAGGACGACATCGTCCCTGACAGCTGTGGAGCCCATCGTCGAAGAGCCCGAACCACCGAAGTTCCCAAGAGCTCTGAAAGTTGCCTCCAATTCGTCGGGTGGTCTCCCCTCTGTATCGTCTCCCAAGTGTCCCGGACGATCTGGGGCTTGTACTTCGGGGTGTCAGCCCCGGTCCTCTCCGCAATGATTTCGACAACGGTGATTACATCTTCCAGACTCCACCCGGACAGGAGGAGTGACCCTGAAAGGGCAAGGTAGGTCTCATGGCGAGACCCTCGATCGGGCCAGTGTTTGACGAGAATGGTTGACACAGCAAGAAGGGTACAAGCCTTTTGGAGAACGGATAGCTCCACCGTGGCCGGGGGACCGTAGGAGTCAAATTCTACCGGTTCTCCCGACGGGTGGATCGACGGTGGGACCATGGTCTGCCGCCCGTCCCCCCTCAGCTCGAAGAGACACCCCCCTGACGGGTCTCGGGCCTTCAGGTAGGGGACGAGCTCTGGGCAAACGTAAAAGTAGTGGCTCCTCGGTTTTGACTTCCGCCCGAACACACACGGGGTCGGAGGGAGGAGTCGAGGAGCGATTGCTGCAGCAACAGGATCATCTAAATCAATGTCTGTGAGACCCCCAGACGGGTCTCCGAGAACGACCCCGATATTTGCTCGTCCGTCACTGAGGAAAACCTCGAGTTCCTGTGCTGAGAATGATGACGATTGCCAATTGTCGATAATCGGTGCTTTGGTGGTACGGCTGATCGGGATCAGTTGCCAGCCCCGGTTGATATAGTCTTTGATTAGATCGATCGGTGTCATGGCTTCAATCCTTTGAGGCGTCCCCCCAGGAGGTCCCGACTTTGATGTCGGCCTTGAGGGGGACGACCATCGGGACCGGTGGAGTCTCCATCGCTTGACGGATGACGTCAATCGGTTCTCCTTCCCACCCTCGAGCAGTCCGTGAAAGGAGAGATTCGTGTACTTCACACCCGATTGAGTCGTGGACGGTCATCAGGACGTACGCCTTCCCGGGCCACCGTTGGACAAATGTCTCTTGAATCCTTGATAGGGCTGCAAAGGTGATGTGAGAAGCTGTTCCCTGGATGGGAGTATTTACCGCCTGTCGCTCGATACTCGCCAGGTTTGCCCATCGGAGGGGGAACTCTCTCCGTGCTCCTGTCAGAGTTTCAACATACCCATGACGACGGACCCACTGCTTTTGTTCGTTGATCCACTTCTGGAGGCCGGGGAAGCCCCCCAAGAACTGTGAGATGAAAAACTCAGCTTCTTCGACCGTCCATTTCGGCTGCTTGTACTTCAACTCATAGTAGGTCATCTCCCACCCGTTGGCCACCGACTGGGCCGAACGCTGGTAGATGACTCCGAAGTCAATGTACTTTGCAAGGTACCTCTCGTAGTCGGTGATCTGGTCCGGGGGCTTCCCGAACATCGCAGAAGCAACCTCTCGATGGATGTCTCGTCCATCTCGATACGCCTGTATCATGGCCTCATCCTTCGAGAGTTCAGCAGCAACTCGAAGCTCCAGTTGAGACTCGTCAGCATCTACCCAGAAGAACCCTTCTGACGGGAGAAATGCCTTCCGGATCTCCGTCCCCATGAGGACGGGGATGTTTTGGACGTTCGGGTCATGGCACGAGAGACGACCGGTGGCCGTCCCGTGGATCCAGAAGTCCGGGTGGATCCGTCCGGTTGCAGCAGACTTCTTCAAGAGCCCTTCGATGTACGTCCCAAGGACTCGAGCATGGAGTCGGTAGTCGAGGAACTCTTCGATGAACTGCTTGATATCGGGATCAACCCGTGTGGTGAGGAAGAGGAGTGACTCTTTTTCCGTGGTTGCTGGACCGGGGAGTTTCAGATGGCCAAAGAGAAAATCGACCATCTGCTTGGGCGAGTTGAGATTCGTCACACGGCCCCCACGGGAGTCGATCCACCCCAGGAGGCGAGACCCAAGTTGCTCAAGGTGACGAGAAAATTGGTCTCGAAGAGTCTCAAGGTGACCTCGATCGATTCGAATCCCACGGTACTCAGCTCGAGTCAGGGCGATAGACCCCGGGATGAGGATGGGAAAGTAGACTCCCTCGAGGACTCGAGGACGTTCTCGTGGGAGGGCCGAGCATACGTCATGGAAATACCGGACCGTCTGGTAGCAGTCGAGTGACTGGTACCGGTAGAGACGTTCCCAGTCCCGTGTCTCCTCGGGGGACTCGACGAACGAATCAAAGTCAAACCCGTAGTCCGGGATGTCGTAGTACACCCGAGAAATTGATTTCAAGCTATGCCCACTGTGACGACCTGCAGGACGTTCATCTCGACAGTAGTTCAAGAGCATGGTGTCGTGGAGATTTCGAGGAAGGACCTGCTCCCCCCACCACGCCCAGAGGAACTGGAGGTCAAACTTTGCATTGTGGAAGACCAGCTTCCCGGAGAACTCTCGAACGAAGTCCCTCACCAGCCTGGAGACCATGGGGTCCGAGATCAATTCTCGGGGGATGATGACACTGTACCCCTTCCCGTCGACCGTCTGTGCTCCAAACCCCACCGAGAAGAGCTCATCACGGTAGAACTCGACCCCTGACGACTCAATATCACATGAGACGACCGATGCCTCTCGAAGGAAGGCCAGCTCGTCTCTGACCTCTTCTACTGATCGAGGGATGACCACCGTGACCTCCGGGGGAGGGAGGGGCTCTTCTGATGACAACCACTTTTCGATATCGTATGCGAAGTCTCGAAAAGCCTCCTCCTCCCGTAGGATGTACGCCGGGTGGAAGGTCGGGACAAGGTAGACAGAAAGCTCTTCCCCGGTCGTGGGGTGGCGTAGGCTCAACCGGATCCCCAGCCCCCGTGTCTTCCCCAACGGGACACGGGAGTGGAGGGGGGAGACCGCTTCAAGTGCTGTGGCTCCCAGTGTCAGGATCTTTCTCGGACGGTACTCAAAGATCTCACGAAGGAGCTCCGATCGACAAGCCTCGATAGCCCTGCTGGTGGGTGTGGCGTTCCCCGTGGGGTGGCAGATTGTGGCATTGGTGATCCGGATCTCCTCCGGGGCCACTCCGAGTGCTCGAAGGGTCTTCCGGAGGAGCTGGCCGGATCGCCCCACGAACGGCTTTCCCTGCTTGACTTCGTCATTGCCGGGGGCCTCACCGATGATCATCAATCCTTGGGACGGAGGAGCCCCGTCCCCTTGGATTATCGGGTTTTGCCCGTAAGGGCACCCTAGGCAGCGTTGTCGAAAGAAGCAGCTCATTTCTGCCTCCGGACCACAGGGATGAGGATCCCGGCCACCGGGAGCCACCCCAGGATGGCCCCCTCGGGGAACTCCTCTCGAGAATGGCTCCGGGGGAGGTCAATCGCCCTACGTGTCACAGGAGATGACATGTCTGGAGGAGACTGTCGACGAGCTTCTCGAGCTCGACGGGCTTCCGAGATCTTCCGTCGACGCTCCCGTTCGGCTTCAGGTGTTTTGGCTTTCATTGGCCCACCTCTCGAAAGCAACGATGTTCTTGATTGCTCCCCTCCGCTGCTCAGGTGTCAACGGAGTGGTGAAGTAATCCCTTGGCCGTCCCGGGTATGACGGGAACTCGTCCGACCACGGGAGGGGGAGAAGCTGGTTGTACCGAGCATACACCACCGGCTTGGCACTGTCGATGGACCGGATCCGCTCCCCGAAGGTACGGCTGATTTCCCACAGGTCGGTAGCCTTCCGTCCCCAACCCAGAAGGTGGATCTCTGCGGAGAATTCATCAGCAAGAGGAATGATATCCTTCTCGAGGAGACGGAGAAGGCCTCCGGGGAACTCTTCGTAGTCCTTCGACACCCCGATGGTGAGATCTCGATGCCATGCATGCTCTTCCCACAGCTCTAGAAGGTGGAGGAGGCATCGTCGGTAGGCCGTCAGAGAACTCCCCTGAGGAACTACCATTAGCCGGTACCTCTTCCCGGGAGTACAGGCGAGGACCTTCAGGGCTGCTCCCGTCAAGGCCACGGTCCTGTCGGCATCGAAGAGGTAGTCGGGGCAGACGATTTCGTCCACCCCGATCTCTTCTGCCAATCTCAAGAGGTGCTCCGGCCCTTCCCCCGCCTGGTTCTCGTGAGCCCCGTTGTCGAGGATCCGGTACCCTTCGACGTTCCGGTAAAAGTCCCGGTACTCCGGGAAGTGACAGAGGTGTGACAGGAGAAGGTGGTAGTGTCGACCTCGAGCAAGGTCAAGATCGGGGATGGGTGGGATTATGGCCGTTTTCATCCTCTCTCCTCCCCGTCCTCTTCGGTCGCTATCGCGAACATGAGTCGACAAAATGCATGGCCGAGGTCGTCATCCCCCGGTTGATGGGGGACGGGTTGCCTCCCGTTGAGTCTTCGAGCTTCGAGGTAGCGGAAGATATGCCCAAGGGCATGTTTGAGGTGGAGTTCCGGGGGGTCAAGTCGCCAGTTTTCGTCACCGTACTTCTTCGCTCCGTAGTCAAGTACGGCCACCAGGCGAGCTAGAGCTCGGTACTCGAGCAGATCCCAACGTCCCTCGATCCGTGAGTTGAGACCCCCGGTCGGGGAAACTTCAACGATCTCGTCATCCATGTAAGCCTCCTCGGGGTGTTTCGATCCACCTCCACGGGTAGGGGTGACCTTTAGTGATAGTATAAAACCGAATCGAGTCAAAATCAAGAGGGATTTTGACTCGATCTGCTTGACCTCTTGACCTATTCCCGAGAAATCAGCCGTAAGAACTCCTGCTTGGCCCCACGGTCGTCCTCGTCGAAGAACCCTCCAACGACTGAGGTTGAGGTTATTGTGTCGAGCTGTTCCACCCCTCGGATCCTCATGCAACTGTGGATCCCCCGGACGACAACGATGACGTGGGGGGTTTCCAGGACCTCGCATAGAGTCTGGGCAAGACGGTGGGTGACGTCCTCCTGGATGAGAGGCTGTCGAGCAATCAGCTCAGCTAGTCGAGCGAGCTTAGACAGCCCGATAGCCTTCCCGGATGAGATATAGCCCAGATCGATGGTATATTCGATCGGGAGGAGGTGGTGAGGACAAATCCCGAAGACACGGATACCCGACTGGGCAACAATCCCTCGGTAGTCCGAAGGGAATGTGGCCCTCCGGGCATCTTCGAGGACACGGGACACCTCGTCGGGTGACGGCCAATGTTCCAGCAAGTAGTCGGCGAATCGTCGAGGAGTTTCTTCCCAATTGGGATCATCGGTGTCAACCGACAATGCCTCTAAGAGGTGTCGAACACTCTCGACAACATGAGATCGAGATCGAGATTGGTTCATCGAAGCCTCTCTTTCCCCCAGAGAATGATGTGGAGTCGAGTTGTGAGGTTGTAGCCTCGTTCGATGGCAAGGTCGGCAAGGGCGGTCAGGTGTCGAGAGACGGTCTCCGAGTCTGTCCCCTCAGGCATCAGGTAGACTCGACGACGTGGGATCCCGACCTGTGAGATGAGGTCATCTATTTCATCAAGGTCGCCTGGAGATGAAACAACGAACTTATAGATGGCCCTTGTACGGGTGAAGTCCCGTAAGGCCTCGAGATTGATCCTCTGATCCCGTGGGTTCCCCGAATTCGACAGCTTCGGGCTAACGTTGAACGAAACACGGGAAGCTGACGGAAGCTCTGTGAGAGTGCGAGGTCGAATCGTACCGTTCGTTTCGATTTCGAATTCTAGATCAGGGAACTCGGAGCAAGAGATACGGATCAACTCACAGAGACCGGCCTGTTGAAGGAGAGGCTCTCCCCCGGTGATGACAAGGAGGTCAACTCCTCGAATGACATGACCCTTCAACCAGGAGACGACCTCGTGCACTGTGACCCGAGTTAGTTCTACTCGAGGGTCGTACCGGTGGCCTAGAACTCCCCGGAAGTCCCAGGTGTAGGGTGTATCACACTTCCACCCGCCATTGATCCCACATTGGAGGTTGCAGCCTCCGAGTCGAAGGAAGGTGCATCGACGTCCGATAGACGGCCCTTCTCCCTGGACCGTGGGGTGGGGGTAGAGCTCAGAGACCAAGAGCCACTTTCGAGAAATGATCTCAGAGTTCATCCTTCACTCCCTCGACGGTACTCGGCCCAACTAGTCGGAGTCTCCCAGACTCGAATAGACACCAGGTTGGGCAGTGATGGAGAAAAGGTCTCAAAGAGGAACTTGGCAAGGTGCTCAACTGTCGTAGGTATCTCCGGCGGGAGGACATCGTTGAGACTTCGATGGTCAAGGTGTGAGTAGATAAATGGCTTGACAACGGCATCGAGGTCACCGAAGTCGATGACGAAACCGTTATCCACCGGACCTCGAAGTGAGACTTCGACGGTGTAGGTGTGGCCGTGGAGACGTGCACACTTGTGGTCTGGAGGGACATTCGTGAGAAAATGGGCCGCATCGAACGTGTACCTCTTCGAAATGGTGACAACGAATGACATCGTAACCTCCTAGACTCCTTGATAGATTGACCGATTCGGGAAGGTCGCTACGACTTCTTGACGAAAGTGTTCAAGGTCAACCCGGACCACTTCTCCGGGGGTGACCGGTGATGTCGAATGGCTGGTCTTGACAGATGAAAAGACGATAAGACTTCCGACCAGGTTGAGAGTGAGAAATAGGGGGGCCATCTGACGCCAGAGGAACAGCTGCTCCTCCTCCCGATCGTAGAGGAAGCAGGCAAACTGCCCATCAACGTCCCTTGACGCCTGAGCGATGGCCTCCCCGACACTTTCGGTGGACGAGACCGAGACCTTCGAGAGAATGAGGTCAAGGAACCGACTCGAATCACTCTGGGAGGGTCTCCCTTTGGGACATGACGTGAGAATACCGTTATGCCCAAACACCCACCTCTGGGATATAAATGGTTGGGTTCCCAGGAGACCCCGGCTCCCAGAGGTGGGAGCTCGACCGTGGAAGAGGAGGAGGGTTGACGAAAGAGGGATGACAATCGACTCTACATTGTAGTCTCCCAACTCTCGGTGGAGGATCTCTCCTCGAGGCCATCGGGCGTAGTAACCAAAAGACGAGCTCCCCCGAGAATGATTCTCTTCAACCAGCTCCTCTACCACGGTCAGTGGGACCCGTAGAGGTGAATAAACTCCAAAAATCCCACACATCGTCTTCCCTCCGTCTTCTCCTCTAGGCTACGTCATACTCGAGAGAATCCGGCACCCCCACACGGGAGAAGGCGGCCAGCCTCTCCGAGCAGGTCGGGCACCGACCGCAGGCCCGTGTCCCTCCGCGATAGCAAGACCATGTGTGACGAAAGTTGACCCCCAACCGGAGACCTTCTCGAACGATCTCCTCTTTTGAGTAACCCACGAAGGCGGCGTAGAGGGTGAGTGACGTCTTCCGGTTGAGGTCAATCAGAGATTGAAACCTCTCGATGAATTCATCGGTCGTGTCCCAGTACCCGTAGAGGTCGTGTCTCTGTGCTCCGTAGGCAACCGTCTGGGCCCCGAGACTCTCGGCTATCCCACAAGCTATGGAGAGGAAGATCTGATTCCGAAAGGGCACATAGGTCGTGGGTTGGGGGTCTCCTAGGACGTCTTCGATGGTCGGGACCTCCTGTTGTGACCCACTAAGGAGGGACGACACCATGTGACTAAAGGTTGGACGGAGGTCAACAACTCGATGTGGGAGGCCAAGTGACCATGCATGGTACCTTGCACAGTCAATCTCTCGACGATGACGTTGACCGTAGTCAAAGGTGACTACAACTTGCTGTCGGCCTTCCTCCCGAAGGAGGTAGAGGAGGGTTGAGCTGTCCAACCCCCCTGAGCAGATCGTCACGGTATCAATCATGTAACTTCCTCCGAGCTGTGGCACGGATCGAAATCCCACCTCGAGGGGCCTGGACCACCGTAACCGTCAAGTCGATGGGCGAGAGGACCTCGTAGAGGTCATCGGCGATCCTTACGGCAAGCTCCTCGCAGAAGTGGCCCTGCTCCCGGAATTGCCACAGGTAGAGCTTGAACGACTTCGACTCGAGGATGAGGTCCCTCGGGATGAACGAGACAATCACCTCGCCAAAGTCGGGTTGACCCGTGACGGGGCAGAGTGAGGTGAATTCGGTCGAGCGGAGAACGATTTCATCCAGCTGGCACCGACGTCCATCCGGGATCGGAATGGCTTCAGGGAGGTTGATCGGTTCCCGAACGGAACGTCCAAGGAAGGATCCGTACTGCATCTTGGGCTCCTCTCCTTTCAGCGCAAACTCGGTCGACGTGGTCGGGTCGGGTTCGAGGTCGAGGTCGAGGTCGAGGTGTTGGGACGACCCTCTCCCTCCGGGCCGTACAAGTCAACGATCTCATTATACCGGGTGTCTGGCTGGGGACGGATCACCAGAAGACACCGTCGACCGACTATCTCGGGGGAGATGACCTCCTTGGTGAAGGGATCTTCCTCGATGGTGATGTCTTCCCCCTCCTCGATGCAACCTAGACGGACGAGCCAAGAGTATACCCGCCACATGGCTTTCTTGGAGAGGTTCCCCCAAGACCGAAACGAACGGCCAACTGCATCCGTGCTGGTGTTCTCTCCGGGACCGGTGATCTCGAACTCGAGAACGAGGTTGTAACTCTCACCGGACCGGGCTAACTCGAGTGTCGCCTTGGTGATAACTGCTGGGTAGACGTCTTCCGGAAGCTGGTTCGACACTTCCGCCGCTGAGATGTGTACGGGCATGTGAGTCTCCTTTTCTAAGACTAGTCAATTCCTAGAGCGTCGAACAGAGAGGTTACCGTCGGGTCCCAGAGGATGTCTGGGATGGACGACTCCCACGGGGTCCGGACCTTCGCCCGGTACCGTGGGTGGTTCTTGAGGATGAGACATCGAGAGCCCTGAGGCTTCTCATCTCGGAGAGACCTGGGGGTCGGAGGATCGGCAAGGGTGAGGAAGCAGACGACGTCCATCAACCCGGGGATCTCATCTGAGAGACGACCTGCAAGGCTGGCCTTCTTTACGACACCGACTCCTGGCTCGAGCACGTCTTGTGCAAGGGCTGTGAAGAAGATGTGGCAGTCCAAATCCCGGAAAGCCCGTAAGAGCCTCCTCATTTGCACCAGAGCTCGACCGTAGTCCGACTGCTGGAGGACGTCGGTTGCCTGCCCCCGTGTCCTTCGGTCGTCGGCCTCCTCCTCGAGGATGTTGAGAAGGGCGAAGACGTGGGTCTCGGTCACGGAGTCGATCGCAACTGACCGATACGTGTTGGGGTGGTCCAGGATGTAGTCGTAGGCCGCCTCGTAGTCCTCCCACGTACGGATCGGGAGGATGTCGACGTCAATCCCGACGAGGGAAGACGTCCCGCCCTCGAAGTCGAGGATGAGGAGAGGGGACGTTCGAGGGTCCTGCTGAGCACTCCCAACGAACCGTGTCTTGCCGACTCCGACGTCTCCGACGACCAGAGTCTTCAGGAACCGTCGTTGAGACGGCTTCACCGGTTGGATCACTGGCTTGGGCATGTCACCTCCTTACCTTCTACGCCCCCGGGTGGGGGTCGACCTTCTTTATAGGTATTATAAAACCTTTTCGGCTCAAGGTCAATAGCCATTTTCGCCTAATTCGAGGTCGATTTGAGCCACGGGCCAGAGGGAGAGGATCGCCTCAGGGTCTCCACCACTGTCCGCCTCCTTGCAGGCCTGGAGGAACGGGCAGCTCCCACAACGGTAGAGTGATGGAGACGGGTAGACGAGTGACGGGTCCGAGACGAGGGAAGCAACCTCCTGACCGATCCGCCACAGATGACGTTCGTAGGCTTCTAGCTCCGCCCTGGATCGGGTCGAGATCACCCGACGGAAGAACGACGAGTAGTCTCGATCGTAAAAGTCGAGGATGTCTCGGTAGGGCTGGTGGTCAAGTCCCAGTTCATCGAGTGTCTGCCGGTAGAGGACTCCGGTCGTGGGCTGGCTTCGGCTCCGTGAGGGTGTCCCGTCTCGAAGAAGGTAGGGCTTCTGTGGGACGACCTTGACCAGGATGTTGAGGATCACCTCTCGAGGGAGTTCCCCCGTGGCCCTCCAGACGAGATAGGCGTACCCGGTCAACTGCCAGTCGACAAGAACGACATTCTCAAGGTTCCCTAGACGAGCAAGTGTTCGTGGGGAGAAGGCTTTGTGGTCGACAAGACGAAGCCCTCGACCGTTCCTCAGCCCTAGATCACACTTCCCAGAGAGCAGGAGGTCTCCCCTCTCCTCTCCCGTGTCGGGGTTCCGGAGGGGGACCGTGAACCGCTTTTCGACGAACTCGATTGAACCCTCAAGCTGTTCCACCGTGTTGTCGTAGTCAGCATAATGCTGCACGATTGCATCAACAAGGGGATTGTTTGTAGGCTCTCGACGAACTGCTTCGAGGCTCCGATTCGACCGGTAGTAGACCTCCAACCCACGATGGACAAGTTCTCCTTCCAGGAGGCCGGTTGACTCTGTGGGAGGGGACCAGTGACGATACCACCACCACTGTCGTCGACAGTCCCCCAGGGAAGAAAGCTCAGAGACACGGAGGAGGATCATGCTTGACTCAGCCTTTCTCGGGAGAGTCGCCAGAGGACGAGACGTACGGCATCCCGTTCGTGGGGTGTGGGAGCCTTGACCGGGATGTGTACAACAGGACTGTTCTTCCACACCCCCGGGGGGACCCACAGCGCACCCGGGAACGTGTATCGAAGGTGTGTCACAATTGCCGAGAGCATTTGATTCATCCGGGACCGAGTAGGGACCGGGGTGTCTTCAATCGTCACCGTCAACACTCCCAGGAACATCTCCATCTCCGGTGAGAGGGTCAAGACACCCCATTTGTCTACACAGAAAGTCTTCAAGACTTCCCCTGAAGACGACACAAGAGCAACCCCGGTGGTTATCCCGGGGTCAATTCCCAAGTGCATCCTAACCCCCGAAGCAGATCTCGAAGATTGCCGGTTAGAGCAGCGTACGACTTCGTAATGAGATTGTTGACCACCAACTCGTCGTCTATCGTCCCCGGGACGTGGAGGGACACGACCACCGGGGAGTGGGTCAAACCGATCCGCTTCACACGAAACAGTGACTGCTGGTAGTCGTCGAAGTTGAAGCCCTTGTCGACGTACACGACCGTTCGTGTGTTGGTGAGTGTGAGCCCGAACTTCCCAACACCCAGAGAAAGGATTAGAACATCCACCCTCCCGTTGAGATAGTCGACAATGGCCTCGTCCCTCCCTTCCGTGTCTCCGGTGACGAGACGGACGGATAGCCCTTTTCGTCGAGAGAGTCGACGGTAGAGGCTTTCTCCCGTGTGTTTGAAGTGTACCCAGACAATCATCGGGAGCGGGTACCCCTCGTCGAGGAGCTCCTCTACAGCATCGAGCTTGCACGAGTCACCGTTGGGAAGACACGAGACGATTTGGAGACCTCGAGAAATCTGGGCCATCCGAGAGGTTGCTCGGATCAATTGGTCATCCACAGTTGTCTCGAACTCGGTCATCATCTCATCGTAGGCTCGAGCCTGTTGAGGAGTCAGCTGGAGGTGGCGTGTCTCAAAGAGCATCTCCGGGAGGTCAACCACGTCCTCCTGGTTGCGGATGAACATCAGATCTCGGTATCGATGGGAAAGGTCGATGTCAGGTCGGTTGCCGATGATTGACGTGCCCCAAACCGTCTCTTGGACGATGCAGGTCTCGTTGACGAACCTCCAGTATGACGTAAAGACGTCCGGGAGGAGAAGGGACAGCTGAGAAAAGAGGTCGTCGTAAAACCGAGATACGGGGGCTCCTGACAAGAGCCACACCCGGGAGGCTCGAGATGTGACTTGACCGACAGCCTGTCTTCGACGAGATGACCGGTTTTTGACCATGATACTCTCGTCGACTATCACAAGCCCCCAATCACGGGAGTAGCCTGGACGGATCTGCCATGTCCCCCCACGGGGAGAAGTAACCAGTGTCTCGTACGTCGTAATGACACTCTCTGACCGGAGGGATGG